CGTCATTTCAAAAATACATACTTGGAAGATAACGTCTCTAACCACACGGCCCTGCATCAACGGCTGACAGAAAAAGATCGCGTTGATCTTATTTCTGGCGGTTGGGAAATTCAGGTTCCTCTGGATTATGCAGAGAACGGCACATACCAACGCTACAGCGGCTACGACACGCTGGACATCGCGCAGTCGGAAGTCTTTACCGCTGCCAATTTTGCGTGGAAACAGGTCGCCATCAATGTTGTGGCTTCTGGCCTCGAAGTTCGCCAAAACAGCGGCAAAGAAGGCGTTATCAAACTTGTGAAAAACAAGTTGAAGAATGCGATGCGGACAGCGGGAAATAACTTCTCGACTGACCTCTACAGCGACGGCACGGCTGCCAACCAGATCAATGGTCTGCAAGCTCTTGTGTCTGATGCTGGCACGGGTACGGTCGGTGGGATTAATTCCAGCACATACACGTTCTGGAAAAGCATCCTTCAGTCTGCGGCGGCTCCCTTGCAAGGCGGAGCCGGTATCACGCCAAGTTCCACGACCATTGAGAGCTTGATGCTCCCATTGTGGTTGGCTCTGACGCGTAATAACGACATGCCTGATCTCATTGTCATGGACGATACTTATTTCACGTTCTTCGACAATAGCCAGACAAGCATTCAACGCTATACGAACACCACCGATCTTAAAACCGGAAGTACTTCATTGAAGTACAAAGGCGCGGATGTTGTTTATGATAGCTCGGCTGCTGGTATGCCGGACGCTCATGCGTATTTCCTCAACACCGACTATATCGGGATTTGCGCCCATCGCGACGCAAACTGGACGGAAGTCCCCGAAAAGTCTTCGGTTAACCAAGACGCTCAGGTTTTGCCCATAATCTGGCAAGGGAATTGCACCGTTTCAAACCGTTCACTTCAGGGCGTCATGAAAGCCTAGTCGGCATTCATGCAAACTCTATTTCCTGAAAGGAAAATCTAATGTCTGACTATGAGATTACCAACACGATAATCGGGGCGCAGAACATCTCTGTAACCTCGACAACCCAGAACCATCCGCTCGGCACTATCGTCCAAGCGGTTGATCGTGCCTCCACCGCTTACGGCGCTGGTGAGTTCGTTTACCTGAAGGGCGTAGCATCCACGGTGCTGGGGTCTTTTGTAACGTACAATGCTGATGATAACTCAACCGCGCTGCTGGCTGCGAACGCCATTGGCCCGACTGCTGTTTCTATGTCGATCAATGTTGCCAGTTCCTACGGCTGGTATCAGATCAGTGGCAAAGCGGTAGGCAAGTGTCTCGCCGGTTATGCGGACAACGGTCTGGTCTTCGCAACTGCCACGGCAGGCAGCATCGATGATGCTGTCGTCGCTGGTGATCGTGTGAAACTTGCTAAGGGTGCAAGTGCAATCGGAACGCCGTCCACCGGTCTTGCTGAATTCGAAATTCAGCGCCCGTTCATGGATGACGCGACTGCGGCTTAACTTGGGGACGGGGGCGCTCTTCGGAGGGCGTCCCCATCTTTAACTTGAAGGGGGAAATTATGGTTGAGATGCTACAGGAAGAACGGCACGGGTTTTACGTTGAGTTTGAACTACGTCCAGAGGAGGATAGGGCCGAGTCCATATCGCAAGGGATGCCGGTGTTCAAAGACGTTGAATTTGCTATAATTACGATGCCGGGCGGCGGTTTGGTTGTAGATAAGCCAATCAATGATGCGCTACTCAATGAATGGAAGAATGGCGACAATCGAAGGAAGCCACCATCGCCTTTTGCCTACCGCGCATATGAGGCTTGGAAAGATGGTCGTGAGGCTCCTGTAAACGGCACAGATTTGAAGAATTGGCCTGGGGTAACCCCGGCGGGATTGAAAACCTGCCAGAATGCGACAGTCAGAACAGTTGAAGATTTAGCGGAGGCTAACGCCGATACAATACGCAAGCTAGGGATGGGTGGCGTAGCGATGATGGAGAAAGCAAAGGCTTACCTAAAATCTGCGAATCAGAATAAAACTTCGGAGGATGTTTCTGCACTAAGGGTTAAACTTGAGGATTTATCTAATATAGTTAAGCGAAAAGACGAACAGATTTCAGATTTGCTGGAGCGTTTAGATGAACTCCCTAAGAAGCGTGGACGACCTAGAAAAGAGGACTAAATGACACTACTCACTATTGTCCAGAATTCGTGCGATATAATCGGGCTGACACGCCCGTCCGTTGTAATCGCATCTCAGGACCAGAATGTGCGGACATTGCTGGCTTTGGCCCAGGTTGAGGGCCGGGAGCTTCTTGATCGGTATTCCTGGCCTGCCACGCAGATTGAGAAGACGCACACGAGTCTGGCGGCAGAGTCGCAGGGCGTTATGACGACGCTTGCGCCAGGGTTCTCTTATATCACCAGCGGCACGTTCTGGGACCGTACGCTAACGCAGCCCGTGACGGGGCCGCTGTCTCCCATCGAGTGGCAAGCCCTGAAGGCCCGTACAGCGACGGGACCATATCCCAGCTATAGGTTGTTCGGTGGGAAGCTCTACGCTTACCCAGCGCCATCTGCGGGGAATACATGGGTGTTTGAATACCAGTCGACATACTTCTGTCAGTCTAGCGCCGGAGCAAATCAATCGGCATGGGCCGTTGACACAGATGTTGGCGTGCTAGATGAGAACCTGATGGAACTGGGTGTCGTCTGGCGGTTCAAGAAGAAGAACGGTCTGGATTATTCCGAGGATTTCCGTTCGTATGAGCAGAAACTGGCGAACGAGACTTCACGCGCTGGCGGACGGCGGACGCTAGATATGTCTGGAATTAGTTCTGCCGCGCGCGGCGTTTACGTTCCAGAAGGCAGTTGGGCGTAATGACACTCGAAAGGAATATTTGATATGAACGGTCGCCAATATTAGGATACTAAAATGCTCCAACCTCTCAACGACAATTCTAGAAAATCCAAAGTATCTCAGAGCGCAAACATACCCGCCCCTGTGAAGGGCTGGAATGCGCGGGATTCATTGGCAAATATGGCTGAAGATTTTGCTGTTGAGCTTGAAAATGTATTTCCCAACCTAACAAGCTGCGACATTAGAGCGGGATTTGCTTCGCATTCCACTGGAAATGGCACTGGCGCGGTCGAAACTTTGGTCGAGTATGCGGGGCCATCGACGCGGAAACTTTTAGCCGCTTCTGGCTCTGTGATCTATGACGCCTCTGCGGCTGGTGGCTCCACGTCGATTGCCACAGGAAAATCAAATGCACGTTGGCAAACAACAATGTTTGGAACGTCTGGCGGTAACTTTCTTTACATGGTCAATGGAGAGGACGCGCCGATATACTACAATGGGAGCGCCTTCGTAACGCCAAGTCTGGCGGGTGTTACGGCTGCTGATATTGTAAACGTGACTGCCCATCAAAGGCGCTTATTCTTTGTTTTCAATAATAGTCTAATATTTGGATATTTACCTGTAGTTTCTGTTGCGGGGACAGTTGCTACATTCGATATTGGGGGGCTATGTAAAAAAGGTGGATATATCCAGGCTATTGGGACGTGGACTAGGGATGGCGGTGCTGGCCCGGACGATCTATTCGTTGCAATAACTAGCGAAGGCGAGTGCATAATCTACTCTGGCATCGATCCATCCAGTGCCACAGCTTGGAATTTGGTAGGTGTATTTAGCATCGGTAAGCCGATTGGCCGTAGATGTCTGGAAAAGTCTGGTTCTGATATCACGGTTATTACCCAGGATGGCGCGATATCTTTGGCAACATTTCTTCCAATTGACCAAGTCGCTGGTCTTAGTCAGGCGATGTCTACTAACATCCAGAACGAATTTCTAAAATCAGCAAGGTCATACTCTGATATATTTGGGTGGCAGTCTATCCATTACCCGCAGGGGTCTTATTCTTTATTTAACATTCCAAAAACCACGCTGGAGTCAGACCAGTATGTAATCAATACGCAAACAGGCGCGTGGTGCAAATTTACGGGCCAGAACGCGGCATGTTGGTCGCTGTTTAATGGGGACCTCTATTTCGGAGCCCAAACTGGCGGGGTTGTGTTTAAGGCTGACACTAATTCCAGCGATAATGATGGAGACATAAACTGGAAGATAAGGCCAGCCTTCTCCTACTATGGCTCCAGAGGAAATAAAAAACTTTTTACTATGTGTCGGCCAAACATGACAACAAACACCGTTTTGGAATACGCAGTCGATTTGAATCTAAACTTCTCTGATATCAACCCAACCACTGTTCCAACGGCGTTGGAGCTTACTGTTGGAGTTTGGGATCAGTCCAAGTGGGACTCCGCTGATTGGTCTGATGAGGCCGTGACTCAGGCCTGGGTAACGGTATTCGGAATGGGTGAATGTGCCTCACCAACAATCCGAGGAAGCACCAATTCTCCAAATGAGAGCGTAGTTCTGTCTTTCACGGCGTATGATATGATCTGGCAACAGGGCGGGTCTCTGTAATGGCTGAACTAAAATTTGAAAAACTACCGGATAACATGTCGGCACAAGAGCGTAAACTTATTGAGTTTCACAGGAATAATCTAAACAAGGGAACATATCTTGACGATGAACAAGGAATGACTACCGTATACATCACTGGAGTAACAGGACCAGATAAACGCATATACAACATACCTGGATATTTTGACGGGAAACGACAGACAGAAGAATCCGCAAGAGAACGGGTTGATAGTAGTAATAGTTGGGGAAACTATCCATCATATGAAACAGGAAAATCATCCAATGAGGCTGCGATAAGATTGCACGATATAATCGATAGAGATGGTGTTTTGTTCCGAAGTTTTAAATATGGAGAACCTCCAAAATGATCTGGCAACAGGGCGAGTCTCTTTGAACCAACTAATCTGTGGTCGTGACGAAGAACTAGCGCAATGGGCTGAAGAGCATTTCCCTGACTGCGCGCCATTATCTCGACCTTTAACGTCTATTGGTGTGGCGTCTCCTGACGGTGGTATCATGGGGGTTGCAATTTTTCACAATTATCGTCAGAATGACATTGAAATTACATTTATAACCGCGACCCCAAGGTGGGCCACGCAGGGTGTTATACGAGGGATATTAGATTATCCCTTCAGACAACTGGGTGTTTTGCGGATGACGGCGATAACAACGAAATCAAATAAGAAGGCCCGGAAGCTCCTGACCGGGCTTGGTTTCGTTCTGGAGGGTGTACACCCCCATGCGTCAAAAGACCTCACATCAGCCTGTACTTATGGCTTATATGCTAAGAACGCGGAGAAATGGTTAAATGGGTAAATCTACACCGCAAGTACCAACGCCGCCCGATCCCGCTGAAACCGCAGCGGCTCAGGCTGCTATCAATAAAGACACGGCTATTACGCAAGCCAACCTGAACCGGGTCGATGAATACACGCCCTATGGTTCGTCTACTTGGTCGCAGCAGGTGGGGCAGGAGAGAGAGGCAACGCCCGCTTCTAGGGAGCCTATATATTCGGCTGGTAGGGTGGTTCCGGAATCCTCCTACGACACTGGGGACGGTGATTGGGAGACAACACCAGGATATACGATACCGGGGGGAATAATTGGATATAATGACATCCCCGGTATTCCCGGCGGTGTACCCCCCAGCGACCCCAACGACCCCACTCAACGGTGGATAAGAACAACCGCACTGGACCCAGCCCAAAAGGCGATCTTCGACAGGGAAACTGCGGTCGAGGGTGAATTAAACCAAGTTGCGTTAGAACAGGTTGGACGGGTCCGTTCGTCTTTAAACGATCCATTCTCGTATGAGGGAATTCCCGACGCCGGTTCGACTCAGGGCGCTAGGGATGCGTCCGGTAGGATCGCAGATATTAGCAACACGGCCTATGATTATTCTGGGCAACCGGCGGCACCAAGCGTGCAAGGTATTACAGACTCTGCGAATATTGCCGCTCAATCTGTCAACGCTCCATTCTCTTTTAGCGGCCAAGCCCCCAGCACTTCTGGCGTAGCAAACGCGGCACAGACGGGTGCGAGTGCCGTTGGCTCCCCGTTCGCTCTAAGTGGATCAGGGCTAAACACTTCAGGTATTTCCTCGGCTACGAATATGGGGGCAAATTCTGTTAGTTCTCCATTTTCGTTATCAGGTTCTGGGCCTAGCACCTTAGGAGTAGAGCAGGCGGCACAGACGGGTGCCAGTGCCGTAAACTCCCCGTTCGCTCTAAGTGGATCAGGGCCAGGAACCGCTGGAATATCTGCTGCTACGAATATGGGAGGAAATTCTGTTAGTTCTCCATTTTCGTTATCAGGTTCTGGGCCTAGCGCCTCAGGAGTAGAACAGGCGACTCAGATGGGTGCGGGTGCTGTTGGCTCCCTGTTTGGCCTAAGTGGGTCGGGGCCAGGAACCGCTGGAATGTCTGCTGCTGCTAATATGGGAGCAAATTCTGTTAGCTCTC